TTAAAATTTCACACTTGATCTTACAGAATATGCAAAATGGGTAGATGCCCCGAACAAAGGTCCCATATTGTCATAATAAAGCCCATCAATCATTACAAATCCATGGTCGCCAGTGGTGGCAATTACATACGGCTCATATCCTAAAACCTTGGCACATGCAGCAACTGCACTTGCAACACCGTAACAGCATCCTGAAAGATTATTATCAAACATGTAAATGGCAGACTGATAAGGCCAGATCTGAGTCCTAAACTCTTCATCAGTAGGATAAATCCATGGCTTGAAATCAGTATAGCCCATAAGATAATTGAAACAGGTTCTGAATTTCTGGCTGTTGGACATATTCGGAGCAGTATGCTTCTCCACAAATTTCCTTGCTTTTCGCATACACTCAGCTTTAAGTGCAGAAACCTGAATGGCAACTCCTTCTGAATTGATCTCGTATTCCTTTCCCTTTATCTTATAGCTGGTTTTATTTCTGATGAGAACACCTTTTGAATTAAAATAGTATTTCTTCCCCTTAATGGTCTGTAAACCGGTCAGCCGATAGCCTTTTCTTCCAATGTAATATCTCTTACCTTTCACAGTAAGCCATTTACTCTTCGGCGCGCTGGTTCCATTCTTTCGGATGTAATAATAGTTTCCTTTGTATTTTATCCATCTGTTTCTTGCCGCATCACCATTCGACAGATAATAGCGTTTTTTGTTCTTATATATCTGCCAGCCTGAATAGCGAATTCCACTCTTATGGAGATAATATTTCCTGCCGTTGATCGTTACCCAACCCGATTTCTGAAGTAAAGTACCATCTTCCTGCCGCCATTGATACCCTTTTTCTACAGCTACCCAGCCAGGATCAGCTTTCGGTGGAACAACTGCAGAGTTATCTGCATTTTCCTCTTTTGGATTAACGGAAGTACTTTCAGAAGTCACATGCGTCGCTTCTGCAGTTTCCGCATATACAATTTGGACTGGTTCTGTGGAAAGCATGGCTGTCAGTATCAATACCAGAATGCGACTTCTCTTTTTCATATTCCTTTCCTCCCATATCTTGTTTCATTATAACAGCATTTCTTCTTCCACTGTAAAAGCATTTTTCCATATTATACCAAAGTCATATACAAATTTCCATGTTTGTTGCGTAAAATGTATAAAATTAACTTTTTCTTAAAGATTAGTTCCAAAAAGCCAGTAAAATCAAGGGTTTTCAGACTATAGGTCTTTTTACTACACCACTTTTACACCATTTTGATTTTCCATCTTTTTCATCTCATCAAATAAAGTCTCATCTGAAACATGACAGTATAAATCCATTGTCATCTGTAATGAGCTGTGACCTAATATTTTTTGAAGTGTTTTAGGATTCATCCCATTTTCTATAGCTCTTGTTGCGAAAGTATGTCTAAATGCATGTGGAGTGAATTTTTTTATACAAATTCCATCAGCTTCCATTTTATTTAGTATCTCGTTTATTGCGTCAATTGCTGACACCTCCTGAAAAGGTTTGCCACTGCTTGTAGGGAATACCAGGTCTTTGAAATCCCAACATTTGCGTTTTTTAATTCTAGTTTCGTTTAATAGCTTTTGACGTATAAGCGCATCAATACATACATTTGTAAGTGGAATTAATCGTTTTCCATTAAATGTTTTCGGATCATGAGCTTCGAAATAGTAGCCATTTTCTCCATGTATATGACACATCGTTCTTCTTACGTACAGTGCTCGTTTTTCGAAATCTATATCACTCCAGTACAGCCCTTTTAGTTCCCCGATGCGCATTCCAGTTTCAAGAGCTACAACGAATAAATTATAGTATCTATGGCCTTTAGCGTATGTAAGGAATAATTTAGTTTCTTCAATTCCAAGAACTCGTCGCTCTTTTGGTGTCTCTTTATCAATTTTAGTTATAAGATCTTTTGCAAAATTCCGCGGTACCAAACCATTTCTTTTCGCTTCCATAAATAAACCATTCAAAACTACTTTGACCCTGACTCTCTGGTGATTGCTTTTCAGTTTATTCAACTCCGATTGCAATATCACAGGGTTTAGCTTCTGTATTTTTCACGACCGATTCTCTCTTTTATAGATTTATACGCTATATCGTAGGCGCTTAATGTTGTATTTCTACAATTTCCTTTACATGTGGTTATCCAAACCTTATACCATTCGTCTAATGTCATGTTACTTTTTACCAGATTTACTCCATTGTCATCAGCAGTCTGGGCTTTTCGCATTTGGGTTCTGAGATTGTTTAGGTTCTTATCATATAAAGTTTCCCTTTTTCCAAAGCGATTTGTGAATCTAGCTTGATATAAGCCGTCTTGTCTTTGAGTGATACCGATACCCAGTTCTTTTCCTTTTAGTGATTTTCCCATATGTACTCCTTTCCGTAATGGGGAAAATCCAAATTGAACTTACCCCAAATATACCATTTTAAAAGATATTTCGCAATAACCAAGCATCGACTTTATCCCTGTGAGCATATAATCGGTTTCCTATTCGAACAGTAAAACCATTATCAGGATTATGCAACAACTCTCTCGCTTTGGTTTCTCCTATACTCAAATATGCACACAAGTCTTTCACAGTAAGTAACTTCTTTTCTTCTTTATTTTCCATTTTGACTACCTCCATTCTAGTTTTGATAGTACCAACGGAGACCGTCGCCTGCGTACGGAAAATTAAAAGAAAAAGTGAGAGTCATTGCTGACCCTCATCTTTCTCTTCACACACACTGAAACAGAAACCAAATACCAAGAATGCAACCATAAAGAACATTACACCAGCATAGGCTGACCCAAGCATCACCAACACGAACGTAACTATATACGTCATTATGACAGCTTCCAACCACACTAATTCTTTTATAATTTTTTCATTCTTTTTATTCATAATCTAATCCTCCTTCAATAGGTATGTTTTTCTCATAAAGGAGCATGTGCTTTTCGCGAAAAGAAAGAGGCCATGTAAAATATACGCAGCCTCTTTCTTCATTACTTATCAATTATTAATCAGAAAATCTTGCAGAACATCTCTTGTCTCTTTCATTTTCTCGATTCCGTTACCGGTTATCGCATGATTGATGAGATCTAGCATACATCTGAGAATCAACTGGTTTGATTCCTCGATTTTATGTATACGCTTATTATCGTTATCCAGGAGCCGTTCGTGTTTTTCCACCTTATCTCTCAAATCATCAGATGGCTTACGAAGTTCTTTGATAATTTTGTAGACTCCCCAAACAGCCGCGACAAATCCGCAGAGGTAGATGATCTGCTCTGATGTGATTAGAAAACCTGCTTCCGGCATTATTTGTCCCCCTCAATTGTATCTGTGCTTCTCTTACCTTCCACAAATGCCTTGAACGCCTGATGCGCACCTGTAGACGCCAATCCCATAAAAGCTCCCCACACAACCGTTTCCACAGACGGTCCTGATACTACTGCGTTAAGAATGCCTCCGAATACAGCAAGAATGGCTGGAATATCATCATTTGGCACTTTTTTGAAAATGGTTGTGTTCTTGATAATATATCCCACGATTAATGAAGCCGCAAAGATCACCACTACAAAATGATCGGTTAATAATGAAGTTAAAGTTGAAATATCCATGTTTTAGTCCTCCTTTGCTGTTGCCACTTTAGAAATTATTTCATCCTGGATACTGTAGGCAAATTCCTCAAATTTGTCTCTGTCTTTGCGACACTGGGCTCGATTCGCCTTGCGCATCTCATGGTTTACAGTAGACTGGTTGATATACATGCTCTCTGGATTTGTTTCACTTACAGACGCATTGTATGTTTCTACTGTTATTCCATTTATTATAGACTGACCTGATAAACTAATACTTCTTGATGTTGTTAATGCCATAATGTTAATCCTCCTAGTTTAAGTTAAGTTTTCTTTTGAGTTTTCTTTTGAGTTTTTCGTTTTCTTTTTCTAATTCACTTACTCTTTGATTGAGTTCTTGCATTGACTTCACAACATATGCGAGCATCTGCAAGTTGTTGACAGATTTATAATATGGGTGTCCATCAACTTCTCCGCCACCATCGACAAGGTTAGGATCAAGCTGTTCGAGTTCGTCTGCTATAAAGCCAATCTTGTATTTCTTATGAGAATCTTTTCGCTCGAAAGAATGAATTTTCATTGATTCTATAACTTTGGTGGCATTTTCTACTTCAGTGTCTCTTATGTTACCTTTTAGTCGAATGTCGGAAAGAGCTGTGCTACATACCCTTCCGAGACTAAACCATTTCCACGATCCATCAAGTCTGGTTTGAATCCATATTGATCCAGCGTACGAATCTCCGTGGTAAATAAAAGCTCTATTTCCAGCCACTTGAGCGCCAAGATAAATCCCTACAGCAGTCTTCGAACCTGAACCTCCCACATTGAACCCAACGTAAATGTTTCCGAAATTTCCGTCAATTGCCAGTGGGATTATTCTATTGTTGGCGTCAAAAAAGCCAAAGAAGTTTTCATCGCCTGTACCCGTTGCCGCACCAAAGCGCCAATCTACTGATCCTCTATTGGACTGATATTCGAAGGTTGTATTTATTATGTTATTACCCTGAATATAACCGCCAATGGACATGTTACCATTGGTTGTTATACCTTTTCCGTTATATGCCCGAATCCAATCGGCATCCGTCATATACCAGCCACCACCATAATCCTCGCTATACCATCCTGTAGTACCGCGCGATCTAAACCAATTAGATGCATATATGGTATTAGTATTCATGTCTACAGTCGCAGTTATTGTTTTTCCCTGAACTTTGCCAGTAGTTGTAATGTCGCCGCTGTATAGATTCAGACTACCATACATAGTGATTGTTTTATCAAAGAACTCGAATCCAGCCCCACTTTGTGCACCGGCAGCATTGAGTAATTTTCCAACTCGTACAGAAGTTCCATCGTAATAAAGAACCCTTTCGACATCAGCAGTGTTTTTACATGACAACGAGATTTCTTTTGTAGCGATGATTCTTTTAGCAACAACGTCTGCACTCGTTAATGTCAAACCGCTAATAGTTCCTGTTGCCGTAATGTTTTGCGCAAATAAATCGGCAACATCAATCTTGGCGGCTGTAACAGACAATGCAGCTATTTTCTCTGAGGTTACAGCAGCGGCTCCTATTTTGTCAGCAGTAACTGAATCAGCTGCAAGCTGAGT